CTAAGTTTAACTATTCATCCAATGATGGCTATTGACGCTACTCGTTTACCACGAGGTGCTAAGCCTGAAGTACGTCCCGGTAAGATGGTTTTAACCAATGGAGATCCTCGTGAAGTACTTCAACCTTTTAACTTTGGTCAAGTTAGTCAAATTACTTTTGCTCAGGCCGGAGCATTGCAGCAGATGGTACAGCAAGCCACCGGAGCAGTTGACTCAGCAGGAATCGCTGGCTCTGTTAACGGCGAGGCTACTGCCGCTGGCATTAGTATGTCTCTTGGCGCTATTATTAAACGTCATAAGCGTACACTGATTAACTTCCAACAGTCTTTCCTTATTCCTTTTGTCAAGAAAGCTGCTTATCGTTACATGCAGTTTGACCCAGAAAACTACCCTGTAGCTGACTACAAGTTTAACGCAAGCAGCACTCTTGGTATTATCGCTAGGGAATACGAAGTAACACAGCTTGTACAATTGTTGCAAACCATGGACCGACAGTCACCATTGTACAACACCTTGATCCAAAGCATTGTTGACAATATGAACCTGTCCAACCGTGAAGAACTCATTGCGGCTATGCAGCAAGCTATGCAGCCTAACCCACAGCAACAACAACTGGCTCAAGCAGCACAACAAGCACAACTGGAGTTCCAGCAGTCCCAGACAGCGGCTCTGGCAGCGCAGGCTCAAGAGTCACAAGCACGTGCTGTTAAGTTGGCTGCAGAGGCTCAAGTAGTGCCGCAGGAACTAGAGATTGACAAAATTAACGCTATCACCCGAAACCTTCGTGAAGGTGACGCTGAAGACAAAGAGTTTGAACGCCGCATGAGAGTGGCTGATACTCTCCTCAAAGAGAAGCAGATAGAAGGTAAAACCAATGTTAATAACGCAGAAAGAAATGCAACTCCTGCTAGACCAAATCAACCACAAGTTCAGCGACCAGTTCGCCCGGTTGGACCAGCTGGAACGCAAGGTGGAGGAACTCAGTAATGCCCAAGTCAAAGGATCCAAAACTAGCACGGGCAGGAGTAAGCGGGTACAACAAACCAAAGCGGACGCCTAACCACCCTACTAAAAAATTTATAGTAGTTGCCAAAGAAGGTGACAAAACAAAGACTATACGATTTGGTGATGCAAAAATGACCATTAAAAAGGACCAGCCTGCGCGTCGTAAGTCGTTTAGAGCACGTCACAAGTGTGACACAAACCCACCTAGTAAACTAACGGCACGATACTGGTCGTGTAAAAAGTGGTGATATAGATGGCTAAAGGTGTAAAACATTATAAACGTGATGGCACTGAGTATACAGGTGGCACACATAAGATGCCTGATGGTTCACTTCATTCAGGTAAAACCCATGGAAAAACATCAGTACCTCTTTTCCATTTTGAAGATTTGTCTAAGACAGCAAAGGAGAAAGCTATGCCCGGCTATAAAATGAAACCTAAAGCCAAAAACCTATCAAAGCGTGGACAACGTGCAGCTACCAACAAAAAGAAAAAGAAGCCAATGCGTCCCGGTGGACAACGAGGTTACTAATGCCAGCTAAACGTAAGAAAGCTAACGACGCTTGTGCGCGTAAGGTTAAAGCTCGGTACAAAGTCTGGCCTTCTGCGTACGCATCAGGTGCAGTCGCCAAATGCCGCAAGGTAGGCGCTAAGAACTGGGGTAATAAAAGTGGCCGTAAGAAAAAGTAAGAAGGGTGCAGCCCTTAAGAAGTGGTTTAAGGAAGAGTGGGTAGACGTTAAGACAGGCAAGCCTTGTGGACGTAAGTCTGCAAAGAAAGGTGAGTCCAAGCGCCCCTACCCTTCTTGTCGTCCTAAGGCTGTTGCAGCTAAGATGACCAAAGCTGAAAAAGCTTCTTCTGCACGACGCAAGACTGGCCCCAAAGCAATCAAACATGCAGTCACAGCTTCAGGTAGACGTAGAAAATCTACAAGAAAAGCTTGACAACTGCATAAAAGTATGCTATAATAAAACTATAGTTAACAACATTAGAGGAAATTATGACTCCTGAGCTTGAAACCTACTTCGACAACTACAACGAACTCTTCAATCACGAAGGTTTCAAACAACTCCTACAAGAGTTATCCAACAATGCACAACAATTGGCTGACATTCAGACAGTCAAGGACACAGAAGAACTTTTCTTCCGTAAAGGCCAAGTTGCTGCTTTCGCTACTGTAATCAACCTACAAGGTACTATAGAAGCGGCTAGAGAGCAGGCAGAAGCCGAAGAAGAAGAGCCTGTTGATGTATAAAATTTATGACTTCCGTTGTACTAACGGACATGTCTTTGAAGAAATGGTAGCGAGTAACGTCACAACCAGTAGGTGCGGTTGTGGCGCGAATGCTACAAAAATGGTATCTGCCCCGTCTTTTCACTTAAATGGTTCCGATGGTTCATTCCCCGGCGCTCACATGAAGTGGGTCAAAGAGCACGAAAAAGCAGGTCAAAAATAAACACATCTCCACAATGATAACGATCACGGAGTTTAATTATGTCTAGAGCAACGATTCTAGATCCCCGTCCTGAAGAGGAAAACGCGGATCAAATCGAACAAAACGAAGTTAACGAGATTCAACAAGAAGAAGTAGAAGTTGAGCAACCTCAGCCAGAAGAACCCAGCTTACCAGAGAAGTACCAAGGTAAGTCTTTAGAAGACGTAGTCAAGATGCACCAAGAAGCTGAAAAGCTATTGGGTCGTCAGTCTTCTGAGGTAGGCGAACTTCGTAAAGTTGTGGATGACTACATCAGTACTCAAACACAACCCATAGCACCTCAACAGCAACACGTTGAGCCTGAAGACGATATAGACTACTTTACAGATCCTCAAGCAGCCGTCAATCGTGCTATTGAGAATCATCCTAAGATTAGAGAAGCACAGCAGTACACTGAGCAGTACAAGAAGCAGTCGTCATTAGCTACGCTTCAAGCCAAGCATCCAGATATGCAAGAGATCCTTAGTGATCCAAAGTTTGCAGAATGGATCAAGGCGTCTAAGATTAGGACTCAGTTGTTTGTAGCAGCTGACCAGCAGTACGATGCTGACTCTGCGGACGAACTCTTCTCACTCTGGAAAGAACGGAAGACAGTAGCCCAGCAGACTGCCCAAGTTGAAAAACAGGCACGTAAGCAGACACTCAAGGCAGCTAATACAGGCAACGCACGAGGCACTGGTGAGGGTTCACGTAAAAAGGTATATCGCAGGTCCGACATTATTAAACTAATGAAAACAGACCCTGAGCGTTACCAAGCATTGTCAGACGAAATACTACAAGCTTACGCGGAGGGTCGGGTCAAATAATCTAAAGGAGATTAATCATGGCTGGCGAAACTTCCGGAACTTACTTCACAGCGAATGCTGTAGTAGACAAAACAGCAGCAGGTACGTTTATTCCAGAAATCTGGAGTGACGAGATCATTGCTGCATACCAAAAGAACCTCAAAATGGCTCCCCTTGTCAAGCGCATCCAAATGGCTGGCAAGAAGGGTGACGTAATCCACATCCCTAAGCCTACTCGTGGTTCAGCCTCTGCAAAAGCAGAAGCAACTGCTGTAACAATCCAAGCAAACCTTGAGTCAGAGTTGACTGTCACTGTTGACCGTCACTTCGAGTACTCACGTCTGATCGAAGACATCGTTGAAGTACAGGCTCTCAACAGCCTCCGTCAGTTCTACACAGAAGACGCTGGTTACCAGCTTGCTCTGAAAGTAGACACTGACCTCATCAACGCTGCTACTGGCTTCGGTGACGGTACTCGTACACAGTCTCCAGCTAACACTGGTGCTAACTGGGTTAACAGCAACAGCTATTACTTCAATGCTGCAACTGGTATTGATGCTTATGCTGTTGACACTGTAACTTCAGGCGACAACTTCACTGACCTTGGCTTCCGTGAGGCTATCAAGCTGATGGACGACGCTGACGTTCCTATGGAAAACCGTGTCCTCGTTATCCCACCAGCAGTACGTAAGTCTATCATGGGCATCGACCGTTACGTGTCTTCGGACTTCGTAGGCGGACGTGGTGTAGAGTCTGGCCTTATCGGTAACCTATACGGCGTAGACATCTACGTTTCAAGCAACGCTCCAGTAATCGAAGTAGCAGCACAGAACACTGCTTCTTCTGCTGACACTCGTGGTTGCTTGTTCTTCCACCAAGATGCTCTTGTCATGGCAGAGCAAATGGCTGTCCGTTCACAGACACAGTACAAGCAGGAATACCTGTCAACACTGTTCACTTCGGACACTCTGTACGGCGTAGAAACATACCGTCCAGAAGCTGGCTTCATCCTCGCAGTTTGCGACGAGTAAGTCCACTAGGGGGTCAGCAATGGCCCCTTTTCCTTTCTCCTCCTTCTTCTCTGCAATAGGACTTTCCGATGTCGAACTACACTAAGACTACAGACTTTGAAGCTAAGGACTCGTTACCTACAGGCGACTCAGGAAAGATTATCCGTGGCGCTGAATTTGAAACTGAGTTCGATGCAATCTCCACAGCTATTGCAACCAAAGCTGACACAGCAGGGCCTACGTTTACCGGAACCCTGACCTTTGAAACTATTTCTGATGGAACAATTGGTGTTACTGCATTCGTTGATGAAGACGATATGTCGTCCGACAGTGCAACTCTGGTTCCTACACAGCAGTCCGTAAAAGCTTACGTTGACTCACAAGTCACTGCACAAGACCTAGACTTCCAAGCTGACACTGGTGGTGCGCTTAGTATTGACCTAGACAGCGAAACCATGACCTTTACAGGTGGTACTGGTATTGATACGTCTGGTGCGTTGAATGCTGTTACTTTTGCTATCGACTCTACCGTTGCCACACTGACTGGTACACAGACGCTTACCAATAAGACTCTTACGTCTCCTGACGTAAACACTCCTGACATCGACGGTGGTACTATCGACGGTGCTACTATTGCTACGTCAGACATTACAGTAGGCACTGGTAAAACCTTAGATGTTTCTAGTGGCACACTAACACTAGCTGATAACCAAATTTCGGGTGACAAAGTTGAAGGCGGTACTATTGCTTCAACTACGATCACAAGCCTAGCTTCTACTACTGTAGACACAACCAACCTAGAAGTAACCAACATCAAAGCTAAGGACGGCACTTCTGCTGGTTCTATTGCTGACACTACTGGTGTTGTGACTCTTGCGTCCTCTGTACTAACTACAACAGACATTAACGGCGGTACGATTGACGGAACTACTATTGGTGGTACTATTGCGGCGGCAGGATCATTTACTACTGTTTCTGCTACAGGCAACATTACAGTAGGCGGTACTGTAGATGGTCGTGATGTGGCTACTGACGGTACTAAGCTGGACGGCATCGAAGCCTCAGCAGACGTAACCGACACAGCTAATGTTACAGCCGCTGGCGCCTTGATGGACTCAGAGTTGACCAGCGAAGCCTCAGTCAAGGCTTTGAACCAAGGCGTAGCTACTACAGACTCACCTACCTTTGCAGGTGTTACTGTTAACGGAACCGTAGAGTTTGATGGCCTGTCTGGTACAGGCGCAGTTAGCGTCACAGACATCCTTGACCAAGACGATATGTCTAGCGATAGCGCGACTGCATTGGCTACTCAACAGTCGATCAAAGCGTATGTCGATTCTCAGGTTGGTGCTAATAACGAACTCTCTGAAGTCCTTGGTAACGGTAACACTACTGGCGGTACAGACATTGCTGTAGGTACAGGCGACGACATCACCTTTGCGGATTCTTCCAAGGCTATCTTCGGTTCAGCTACTGATTTATCTATCTACTCAGACGGCACAAACTCTTATATCCAAGAAGGCGCAGGCACTTCGGGAATTAGGATTACCACTGATAATCAACTTTTAATCAGAAAGCACGATACTGAAAACATTGCGGCATTTAATGTTGACGGCGCAGTTCGTTTTTACCACGACAACTCTCAAGTTTTTTCCACCACTTCTACAGGCATAGATGTCACAGGTGTTATCACCACAGACGGTATGACTACCTCTGCTGACATTAACTTTGGTGATAATGATAAAGCAGTGTTTGGTGCTGGTTCAGACCTACAGATTTATCACGATGGTAGCCATAGTCGTATTGTTGAAAACGGTACTGGTAATCTTTTCATTTATGGAGAAGATATATCTTTATTTAATAATAGTGCCGAATCATATTTAACAGCTGTTAGCAACGGAGCAGTA